GTACCATGGGTTTGCGTTTCAGCGCATGTCACCGCTGCCGCCCCAACGAACGCCGCACAGGGAATGGTGGCTGCGGTGGTCGCCCAGGCTTGTGCGACTGATCTTCCGACCCTCCGCGCGGTACTCACGATTGTCGATGCCCCGGCTCCGAAGACTTGATGGGCGGAGTCTGCCGTGCATGGAGCCGTGGACGCCGCCCCCATCGCTCCACAGGGAGGCTTGTCTGCGGTGCTGACGGTAGGCCCCATGAGGCCGCAGTGCTTTGGGCCATGGATGGACCGTTCCAGTGGAGGTTCTGGTGGGGAAGGGGCATCACGATGCCGCGGATGCGCATTCGGTTCGCCGTCGAGCAATTGCAAAGCTCCATTCACAGCTTCTTCCTTGGTTCGGAACCTTTCTGGGTATCCATCGGTTTGGTAAAATTCGACTCCTCCATCCTCGACGTTAGCTTCAGCCTGATCCCAAGTCATGTGCTCAGGCCAAGCAAACACGACAAAGTAGGACAATTTGCTTTCCGTGTCGTACTGATTGTCTATATCGTATTGGAGGTGCATTCTGCAAACCTTCGCGTCGAGTTGTACAAGAAGTTGCGCGAGCGTGGGCTTCGCTGAGGGAGCCGCGTTCTCCGCAGGCTTGAATACCGCGTCCCAATACACAAACTTGTGGTTGTCTGACTTCGGGGCACTCTTGCACGATGCCAGAATCAGAACAGCCGCAATCAACCAACTGGTTTTACGGTTCATAGCGTTTTCTCCTTTGTGAACAACCCTGTCTGGATTTCCGTCCCCTGCACCGCACCCAAAATCTTCTTCAGCGCCTCCGAGTTCGGCGCGTGGGGTTAGAAGATTGCATCTTTCCTTGAACCCACATCCGGCAGGCTTGCCGGACGATAGTAACTAAACATCTAATCGTTTCGTTGGGCATCTTCATAATAGCTTCAGCCGTAATTGGGTCTTCAAATGACAGGAGTTTAGCTAGAGCCAATCCCTCCCCTGTTATGCCTATTAGCATCTTATTTTCTGCGTCAGTCATTTCATCCCTCCTTAAACAGCCCTGTCTGGACCTCTGTCCCTTGCACTGCGCCCAGAATCTTCTTTAGCGCCTCCGAGTTCGGCGAGCGGTCGCTCCCCGTGGTAACTTTCGAGATATCAAGCGCCTTCTCGTACAACGTCTCGATGACTTCGACTTGGACGGTTCGCCGCGCAATCACGACGACCACCTCGACGGGATACCGCTGGCCCTGCCGGTGGCACCGGCCATAAGCCTGCTCGAAGGATTTCGGGCTCCACGGCAGCGACATGAACACGACGGTATGCGCTGCGACGAGGTTCGACGACTCCCCGCCGGCCTCCGTCGTGCAGAGGCACAGGTACGTCGAGGGGTCATTCTGGAACTTCTGAATCGACTCTTCTTTCTCCTTCGCCGATTCGTCGCCAGTGATTTTGACTGAGCAATCGTGAAATGCGTTGAGGACCTCCAGGAGGGGCTCCTTGTACGACGAGAATACTACCACCTTTTCCTTGGCATCAACATAGGAACCCAGAAGATCGATCACGCTCGATGTGACCCCTTTCGCCGCGAGGCGAAGCAGGACGCCGAGTTTCACAATCGCCTGCGCCCGCTGCGCCTTAGCCATGGCTTCGGTCCCGCGCTCGCGCTCCACCCATCCGAGGAAGTCGATGCAGGCTTCACGGTACTCGCCAGCGTTCGTGATGTCAACCGGCGTGGGGGTAAAGTACTCGTCGGGCAAGTCGGGAAGGATTTCCTTCTTCGAGACGGAGAATGTGAACGGCGCAATGGAGGCGTACAATTCCTCGGAATTTGAACTTCCTCCAAAATCCCATTTCATCGTACCTCGCCGGTTGATCTTTATTTTCTTCGCGACATGGTTTATCACGGTCCCATCGGGACGCCGCTCCGTCGAGCCGCAGAAGTGGAAGTGCCACCAGAAAAAGTCCTCTTCGGTGAGGTAACCCAATATGCACAGTTGCGGGAAGGCCTCCGCGTTCCGGTTCGGTGTGAACGACGCTGTCTCCAGCAGGATGTTTGGGATCTCCGCCGCGACATTCAAACCCGCCTTCGTGCGTAACGTCGTGCGGCCTTTCATTTTGTGGCTTTCGGAGAAGATAGCCGCGGCGAACCCGAAGGCTTTGATTTGCTCTGCGCGATGCGGGAAAATATCCCAGTTCAAAATCAGAAAGTCCACGCTCCCCGGAGGCGGGAATGGCCCGTCGCGGCCCTCGATGATAGCGACCCTCGCACCCGGCACGGCCGCAAGAATCTCGCCCTGATAGGTGTACTTGCCGACGGACTTCGTGACGACGAGCACCCCTCGACGCTCTTGGTGCAGGCCTGCACTGGCGTACTTCGTCGCCCAAGCGATGCCACAGCGGCTCTTCCCACTCCCCACTGGATTCAAGAGAAGCGCCCTGTTCAGCGTCAAGAGGAAGTTCGTCGTCACCCTCTGGATGCGGTTGAAAGGCACCATGATGCCCAGTGGCGCCGACGCATCGGGGAGAGCCTTGAGTTTGACAGCGTTCTTCGCAGCCTCGACGTATGCGGAGAGCCCCTTGCCGTGCCAGCCATCCGGGAAGGCTCGCAGGACCGCCTTGAGGCGGGTCAACGGGTAGTGGTGGTGCTTGCCGATGACCGGATCGTCCTTGAACCGCCCACCGCCGATGGCCTTCGCCGTGGCGAGGTTGTCGTTGAAGTAGTGGTCCAGCGGAATATGGACGCAGACGCGGTTGTTTGAGATGTCGAGGGTTACCATTACTTCTCCGTGCTTTCGGGGAGTAACCGTGAAGGGTTTCCTGCAATCGCTCCCGCCAGTTTCGGCAGAATATGCTCCGCCACCGTGTGGCCATCATGGGTAACGATGTAAGGCAGCATCAACTCACGGAACTCCATGACACCGCTATTTGCGGCCTCGTAAACGCTCTTGAGATGGTAGAACAAAACGCGCCACACGCGCCGAGCCTCTTCTTCCATAGGGTCACGGGAAGTCTTATTGCCATAGCGGTAAGACCTCCGCCGCTTCCTCTCTTTGGGAACACACTCGGCCACGATGCGAATACGGTATGTCTTACCTTCGATGACCACCTGCGCTTCAAATCCCTCTTTGGGAGGTTGAGAGATAAAAGCGACGGCCGTCCCCCCGTTTCCGAGGATGAGCTTTCGGATGTAGTCCTGAGACTTCGACACAGCGACGGAAGTATGCTCGTAGGCCATGACCCCTCCAAACTAATCTGGGACTTTTGCGATGAGCCGGTTCCTCTCTTGCCACTCGCGGAACATTTCGGCGATGTTTCTCGCGTTGTCGCAGAGTACGACCTTCGCCCCTAAGTTCTCGGCGTACCGCGCCCAAGTGCGGATCGTCGGTACCGCCACCTTGTCTCGTCCACGCAAGCAAAACACTGGCTCGTCCTCAGCGAGATGGGCATCCTCGACGGCTCGGACGAGAATTTGAAGCTCCAGACCAGCCTGGGCTCGCTGCTCTGGGTCGAGATGCTCGACGAGATTGCGGGCTGCGTAAACTATGCGATCTACCTTGTCAGACATAAGCCCTCCTTCAAGTGCGACCCGGTTGTAACACCGCAAGCCGCTTATGTCAAGCTAAATCTTCCGACGATCCTCTATAATTGTACTTGACAAGCGGCTTGTAGGTTCGTTAGGATGCTCGCCGGGAGCAAACTATGCCCAACGACACGAAATCCGTTGACCCGAAGGTCAGTGAGTACATGAAGGAAATAGGTCGTCGTGGAGGCCTTCGCCGAACGAAGGCGAAGCGCGAGTCGGGCCGGAAGAACGTCCGCAAGGCGCTCCGCGTGAGCCAAGCGCTGGCGAAGCAACGCAAAGAACCGAAGACGTAGTGCAGGCCTGCACTGGAAGGAGACCCCCGTTGACCGACCACCTTCAGGCTGCGAACCTTCAGCGCCGCTTCGAATCGTTGAGCGGCAAGCTCCGCGACTTCCGCACCGAACTCGTTGCCCTCCAGAAGAAGATAGACCGCAAACTGGCGCAGACGCTTCGCGTCCTTCGCGACCTCGACATAACCTTCCGTTCGAAGCCTCCCGACCTCGCCTTCAAAGATAAGGATGGCGAGTACCGCACGATGGAGGCTTGGGTGGACAGCTTCGTCGCGCCGCTGATAGGCTACAAGCGGCGCCAAGTGTTCTACAACCTCCATGTTGCGCGGAACCTCGTCGATAAGGTGACCGACGATGAACTGGAGCGCATGGGCATCGAGAAGGCAAAGCAGTTGTCCCGGTTCGCCGAAGTCAAGGGCAGGGTGACGAAGGAACTCGTCGAGCGGGCACTCACCGTCGAGAGCGCGGACATCTTCAAGCGGGAAATCGACCAAGCGATTTTCAAGGGCAACCCAGACCACGAGGATCGGTCGGGATGGGCGACCATCGAAATCGAGGGTCCGCGATCGTACACCACAAGGCTGCAAAACTATCTTCAACTGCGGCGACGGACGGAGGGGCACAAGCCCTCCGACGCGGAACTGCTGTGGCTCGCCGTCGCAGTGGACTTTGAGGAACTAAAGCAGGCCGAGGAAGAGCGGCGGGCGAAGATCGCTCAACTCCCGGCAGCGACGAAAGCTTCATAGGAGGGTTATGACCATTGAATCTGAGAAAGAAGCCAAACTCGTAGTGCAGGCCTGCATCGCCACGGCGATGATTTGCACCGACCACCCCGTCCTGGGGCTTCTGGCGCTCGCCATCATGCTGCCGTGGGCGGTCATTGGCCGCGTCGCGGCTTGGCTTGCCAAGCCCGTCGTCGAGTGGCGCACGAAGAAGAAGGTGCCCGCTAATGCGGTCCCGGCGTGAAATGAGCGTCAAGCAATTCGAGCGGCGACACCCAGACCTGCGCCTCCACTATGTTCGGCCGAGCGAATCTCCCAACCCAAGAGGCTTTATCGCGCTGATTACTAGGGGCGGGGAGGACTACGTGCTTGGGCAGGGAAAGACGCCAAAAAAGGCTATCTATGATGCCTCAGAGCGGTGTTACAAACTCGCCAGTTTGGAGGCCATGGATCGGGCAGATTGGAAAGATCAGAGAACGGGGCAAACGGGAATCCCCTTGCAGGCTCATCATAAGAAACACCGTGCCCACGGGCGCAACGACTCGCCCAAGAACCTTGAGGCTTTGTCCGTTGAGAGCCATCGGCGCGAGCATGAGAAAACACCTTCGCCGAGCGAAGCCTAACTCGTAGTGTAGAACGGGGTTAGGGAAACGGCGTGGCCTGCGCCATAAATGCTTGCGAGGTGGCGAGAGCGCACGTCGAAGCAAGCAGCAGGGTTAGCCAGAAGGCGGTCCCCGCCGGCAGGCGGGTTTCTGGCAGAGACACCATGTAGGCTAAGGTCACGTCGAAATGAAGGGGGTGGGAACCATGCACCGGCAGGATGTACAAGATCGTTTAGACCGGAGAACGTTGTAGCGGGGGAGCACCGAGCCGCTGGAAGTAACGAGTGCAGTCCTGCACTGAGGGGGGGGGCACGCAAAATGAGGAAAATCGACGAAAGGCCATTGGCAGAGCGCGACCGAGACGTGATGTCAACGCTACTTGATCGCCGGTGGTGGAGAGAGTTGTGTCGTTACCTTCCGTGGAAACTCTTCGGATGGAGTTTCAGAGATGGCGCGACCTTCGTCACGCGCGATACACCGCGTTCGCAGATTGAGATTACTGGTGATCAGCGGAACCAATTGATGTCGGCATTCCGGCGGCTGGAAAGGGGTTCAACATGCGACGAAGGGAAAAGAAGCGGTTCTTCAGAAACCAAGTGAATTCACTGGTAGATGATATCGAGCGGATGCTCATGCCGAGAGTCAAGTTTTCGCTTATGGAAGAGAAACAACTGCAAGGGTTGGTTCAACGCCTCGTCAACAAAGCCTACCGTCACGGTTTCGGACGCGGACTGCGGGACGGGATAGACAACCCTCGGGCCTAGCCAGAATTATTTTCACCCACCTTGAAGAATTATCTTGACATAAGCCGCTTATAGTGATAAACACTATGTCCGTGAGGTGTAGGTATGAAGGAACGCCCAATTATTTTCACCGGCGAATCCGTGAAGGCCATTCTGGAGGGTCGGAAGACCATGACGCGAAGGGTGGCGAAAATAATCTGTGATATTGCGGCACGGCATGAAAACATTCGCGTGCGAAAACTGTCAGGCCGAGAAGTATGGAGCATCAATCGTGACGCCATGTACACTCCAGCCTTGCGCGAGCCATTTGAAGTGGCGTGTCGCTACGGAGTTCCCGGCGACCGGCTGTGGGTGCGGGAGACTTTTGTTCTTGAACCAGAAGTTGACGGAGAACCGCCGACCTTCGGTGACGGACGCCCCACGCTTTGGGAAGGGGAAAATGGCAAGACATGGGTGCAGGCTCACTACCGAGCAACTGATCCTACACCGGAACTTTCATGTACGGGCGGTCACAAGTGCGACGGAAGTACACCATGCTGTCATTGGCGTCCATCAATCTTCATGCCCCGCTGGGCCTCGCGGCTGACGCTAGAGATTACTGATCTGGGGGTCGAGCGGGTGCAGGACATCAGCAAACAGGATGCGCTTGCTGAGGGGATCGAAGCTCTCAAAGATCAATTTAACGGTTGCTTTGTTGTCGCCGAAGAGATTGGAAAGGGCGGAGGGATGAGTGGGACAACCGCTAAGGAATGCTTTCAAAGAATTTGGGACTCCATCAACGCAAAGCGCGGCTACGGCTGGGATGTGAATCCGTGGGTATGGGTTATCAGTTTTAAGCAGCTAAAATGAGGTTGTCCGTGCCCAGAGGCACAGCGCTAATCTTCCGCTTCAACTGTCCGACGTGCGGCGCCGAGAACACGGCGACCTGCCGCAAGTGCAGGGCGGTTTACCGCTTTGACCCAACGCGGGGGCCGGGGGAGAAGCTATTGACGCGCCACCTGAAGTTCTCGTCGGGGCAGTGGGCGCGGATCGTCGGCAGGGCGAAGATTCTGAACATCTCGCCGGCAGAGTACGTGCGGCTGAGTTGCGCCGACACCTTGGCGATGCCGCCCGAGCGGCTGATTAGCTGAGAGAGGTGAACCATGGGGAAGTTGGCACGACGGGTACCTCGCGGTGGGAAAGCTCTATTCCAAAACCTGATGGTAAACACGAAGGAACTGCGCTGCATGGATTGTGGCGGGTTCGCTCTTGATGGTGGCTCGATATTCTTTGGAGCTTTCAAGGTGGAAAATGGTTGGGCGAAACTTGGAGCCATTTGTGAACTTTGCACACTTCGACGCCTTGCACGTCGTGGAGAATTCGTCAACTCCTCATCCAGCGAATGCTGCCAAGTTGAATTGCCTCATTTGGGTATCAGAAAGCAACAACTTGATGTTCCGTGGAAACGGTAGGTTTCATCTAAGTGTAGTCCTGCACTAAGGAGGATTTCATGGGAATGGATGATGTACAAGGAATAACTTTGAAGTTGACCGAAGAGGACATCCGGCTGGCCTGCACGGAGAGCCGCGTCCCCTTCGCGGGGCTCGTCGCAATCTGGCGCCGTTTCCGCAGCCAGGACGAAGCCATCCAGATGGCCGATGTGCTCTACCTGATGGCGCTCGCCAAGTCGAAGAACCTCAATCCCCTCGACAACAATTACTCGCTGATCCCGCGTAGCGGAAACAAGGGTTTCAGCCTGACGTTCACCAAGGACGCTGCCCTACAGGTCATCACGAACCATCCTCGCGTGAAGCCGGGGAGCTTGAAGCGGTTCTTCATAAGCAAAGGGCAACGCCTGGAGTGGTCGAAGTCCCCGGGGCACAAGAACATTGGGCCAGAGTTCGACTGGGAACTTGAAGCCCACATCACTGTGGAAGACAGGGAAGGTCTGGTATTGGAGGGGGTGGCGAAGTTCCGCAACGTTTATTCCTCCGGTAACGACGGGAATCCAAAACCCCTTTGGGTCAAGGACCAAGGGGGCATGACGATGAAGCAGGCGTACAAGGACTTGGCGAACACGCAGTTCGGCGGGGGCCTGCCCGACGAAGAGGATTTGCGCGAAGGGGCCATCGACACCTCGGCGACCGTCGAGCCGCAGCGCAGCCTCCCCGCCACGACGAACGGCAAGCCCCAACCTACCCCCGAGCAGCCGCAGGCTGCGCCGGGGCCTGACATGACGAGCATCGTCGCCAAGGGCGAGCAGTTGGGCATGACCGCCGAGACGACGTTGGCAGCTTTCACCGAAGCCGTGAAGGTGGGCGTTGAACGCGAAGCGTTCGAGCGGAAGCTCGACGAAGAGATTGCGACGCGGGGGAAGAAAGCGGAGAAGAAGCCTGGGCGGGCGCGGAAGGCTGCGGAGCCGGTCATCACCATCGTCGGGACTATCGATGGCATCTCGGAGCGGCGAAGGACCGTCGAGCGGAAGGAAGGGGAACCCGAGAAGCCGGGGCAGAAATATCTGGTCCTCGCCGTCGGCCAGCAGGAATTCTTCATGTGGGATAGTAAATGGTTTGAGGTGGCATTCGACTGTTTGGGATTCAATGGGAAGCCTCAGCCGAAGGTCAAGATCGGTTACACCACTTCGCAGAAGGACGACAAGGTGTTCTACGAAGTGAAGGAGTTCGAAGTGCTCGCCGACGAGCCGCAGGCTCAACCAGAGCCCGAGCCGCCGAAGGCGGAGGAATCGCCTGCGCCCACACCAGAACCTCCGAAGGAGAAAGCCGCAGAGCCTTCGCCGAAGCCGGTCGAGCAAAGCTCATTCTTGTTCTAGTGCAGGACTGCACGAAGGAGCGTCGATGGCAGGAGAATATACAGCGGATTGTGGATGCAAAATCCACGTCATCCAGTGGACTTCCAAGCGGAAGGTCGTAACTCAGGAGAGTTGCCCGCTGCATAAGCACGCCAAGGAAGTGTTGGAGGTTCTGAAAGAACTGAGTGCTGGCATGTGGGCTGGGGAAGGTTCCTCACTCCCCTGTGTTCTTGGCAGCCAAGTAGCGAAGGCGCGTGCTGCCATCTCCAAATCTGAAGGGAAGTAACATGCCATTATTCCAGGACTCCGGGCAAACTCCCGACCGCCGCCGCGAAGAGGCGAAGGAACTCCTCGCGCAGGTCATCGACGCCGTGGAGGCGATGACGGATAAGGATCGCAGGCTCGTCGAGAAGATTTCGGGGCGCTTCCAGAAGTACGGCGACGAAGCGTTTGTCAACGCCAATGATGTGTTTTGGCTGCGCGACATACGCGACC